GGTTGGCACTTTTGCGGACAGGTTTCGCCGAACGTATCCCGAGGAGATCGATGCCCACGGTCCGTGAGGAGATCGGCGACCTCGCCGTGCCCATCGATTCGGTCCGGCCGCACCCGCGCAACGCCCGGCGAGGCGCGGTCAGCCGGCTCGTCGAGAGCCTGGCCGAGAACGGCCAATACCGGCCGATCGTCGTCCGCCGCTCGAGCGGCGAGATCCTCGCCGGCAATCACACCTGGAAGGCAGCCCAGCGACTGGGCTGGACGGAGATCGCCGCCACCTTCGTCGACTGCGACGACGAGACCGCCACCCGCATCCTCCTCGCCGACAACCGCTACGGCGAGCTCGGTGGCTACGACAACGAGGCCCTGGCCGACCTGCTGCGCGATGTCGCCGCCACCGACGACGGGCTCATCGGCACCGGCTACACCACGACGGACCTCGCCGACCTGCTCGCCGGCATCGACACCAGGGACGAGGCCGAGGGCCTCACCGATCCGGACGCCGTCCCCGAGGGCGCGCCGGCCCGCACCAAGCCCGGCGACGTCTGGCTGCTCGGCGAGCACCGCCTCATCTGCGGCGACGCCCGCGACCCCGACGACCACGACGCCCTCCTCGCCGGCGAGACCGTGGCCCTGCTCCTCACGGACCCGCCCTACGGCGTCGACTACGAAGGCAAGACCGCCGACCGGCTGACCATCGAAGGCGACGACCTCGACGACGACGAGCTCTATCAGCTGCTCGTGCAGTCGTTCACAGCGGCGACCAGCCGGCTACGCGAGGGCGGAGGCGCGTACGTCTTCTACTCGGAGGCGGCCGGCGCCGCCTTCCGCCGGGCCTTCGTCGACGCCGGGCTCCTCCTCAAGCAGATCCTGATCTGGGCGAAGAACGTGTTCGTGCTCGGCCGCCAGGACTACCAGTGGCAGCACGAGCCGATCCTCTACGGGTGGCGCCCGGGCGCCGCGCACTACTGGCACGGAGGCCGTACCCGCTCGACGTTCTTCGACGACGAGGTGACCATCCGCTCGCTGAAGAAGGCCGAGCTGGTCGAGATCCTCGAGGAGATCCGGGCCCTCTCCACCGTGGTGCGCGAGGCCAAGCCCACCCGCAACGGCGTCCACCCCACGATGAAACCGGTCCGCTTGATCGCCCGGATCATGTCGAACAGCAGCCTCAAGGGCGACGTCGTCCTCGACCCCTTCGGCGGCTCCGGATCCACGCTCATCGCTGCGCACCGCACCGGCCGCCTGGCCCGCCTCATCGAGCATGACCGGCACTACGTCGACGTGATCTGCCGGCGCTGGCAAGAGCACACCGGGATCGCCCCGGTGCTCGAGGCCACCGGCGAGGCGCACGACTTCACCGAGTAGGGGAGGGGAGGAGCGACGTGGGAAAGCGAGGCCCGGCACCTAAGCCCACGCAGCTGCGCGTCCTCCACGGCGATCGCAAGGATCGCATCAACACCAGCGAGCCCATCCCCCGAGACGGCGTCCCCGAACCGCCGACCACGATGTCGGAGGAGGGCCGCCAGGTCTGGGACTACACCCTCGCCGAGCTGGGCGTGATGCGGGTGGCCAAGCCGGCCGACCGCGACGCACTCGCCGCCTACTGCGAGGCCGTAGCCCTGCACCGGCGCACGACCGAGCTGCTCTCAAGGTCCGACGTCCTCATCAAGGGCCAGAAGGGCAACGTCGTGCGCAACCCGCTGGTGCAGATGCAGCGCGACGCCGCCATGACCATCAAGGCGTTCGCCGCGGAGTTCGGACTCACCCCGAGAGCTCGAGCAGAGTTCCGCACCCCGGGGAGCCACGATGGCGACAAGCGCGACAAGGAACGGCTCCTCAGCTAGCCGCCCACGGCCCCCCGATCCCACCCGCCGCTGGAGACCGCGAGCCCGCGGCGGCAAGGTCTGCCACTACACCTTCGACGACAAGACCTGCACCAAGCGAGGAGCGCACTACTGCGAGCCGCGGGCCGACCGGTTCGTCGCCTTCTGCGAGGAGCTGCTCGTCCACACCGCCGGGCCCTACGCCCGGCAAGCCTTCGTCCTCGAGCCCTGGCAGGAGTGGGAGCTCGCCCGCCCGATCTTCGGCGAGGTCGTCTGGTCGACCGAGTGGCGCCGCTACGTCCGCCGCTACCGCGTCGCCTACATCGTCCTCGCCCGGAAGAACGGCAAGAGCGCCCTGGCCGCGGCGATCGTGCTCTTCCTCCTCGTCGGCGATGACGAGGAGGCCGCCGAGCTGTACGGCGCCGCGGCCGACACCAAGCAGGCCGCCAAGGTCTACCAACCGGTGCAGCGCATGGTGCAGCTGTCAGTCACCCTCGGCCGGCGCCTCAAGGAGAACAAGGCAGCCCGCCGCATCTACGACGAGCGCAGCGGCTCGTACTACGAGGTCATCACCGCCGACGCGCTCGGCGAGCTCGGGCACAACCCGCACGGCTTCATCCTCGACGAGGTCCTCTCGCAGCCCGACCGGTCCCTGTGGGACGCCCTCCGTACCGCCGCCGGCGCCCGGGCCCAGCCCCTCTTCGTCGCCATCACCACCGAGACCGGCGACCCAGCGTCGTTCGGCGCGGCGCTCATCGACGAGGCCGAGCGGATCGAGGCCGACCCCAGCCGGGCCCCGCACATCTTCGCCTGGGTGCGCAAGACCCCCTCGAACCGCGAGGAGCTGGCCGACCTTCGCCGGCGGCACCGAGGCCGCCCCGACCTGCCCGTCAGCCTCGACGTCTTCGACGAGCGCAATTGGGCCTGGGCCAACCCCGCTCTCGACACGTTCAAGTCGAGGGCCGAGATGCACAGCCAGGCGCTCGAGGCGCGCGAGGACCCCACGAAAGAGAACGCCTTCCGCCAGTTCCAATGCAACCAGCGGGTGCAGCAGAACACCCGCTGGATGCCGCTGCACCGATGGGACTCCTCCGCCGGCATCGTCGACGAGGCGGCCCTCGAGGGGCGCTCATGCTGGGGCGGGCTGGACCTGGCGTCGACCACCGACCTCGCCGCCTGGGTACTCGTGTTCCCGCCCGAGGACCCCGACGATGCCGAGGCGCCCTACGACGTGCTCTGGCGCTTCTGGACGCCCGAGGCGCAGATCCCGTTCCTCGATCAGCACACCGCCGGCGCCGCGTCGGTCTGGGTCCGCGACGGACACCTCGCCGCCGGCGAAGGCGACTGGATCGACTACTGGGGCGACCCCATCACCGGCAAGTCGCACCACGGTCTCCGAGGCCCCGCCAAGCTCGCCATCCACCCCCAGATCGCCGCCGACGCCAAGCGATACCGCATCCTGAACGTCGGCTACGACCAGCGCGAGGCGACCGCCACCGCCCAGCACATGCAATCGATCGGCCTCGACATCACGCCGATCTACCAGGGCTTCGCCCTCAGCCCGGCGCTCAAGGACATGATGCGGCTCGTCAAGGCCGGACGCTGGCGCCACGGCGGCCACCCCGTCGCCCGATGGAACGCCGACAGCGTCGAGGTCCGCCAGGACGACCAAGAGCGCCTCAAGGTCGTGAAGCCCCAGCGCAACCGGTCCGGCAAGCGGATCGACGGCATGGCGGCCGCTGCCAACGCCCTTCGCGCCGAACAGCTGTATGAGCCCGTCGAGCAGCACCGGGCCCCGATGCTCCACTAGGAGGCCGCCCCATGATCCGCACGCTGATGCTGCTCGTCGCCGCCGCGACCCGCCACCGCCCCCACCTCGTCGAGGCCGCCGGCGCCGGCGCCATCGTCGTCGGCCTCGTCCAGTGGCAGGGCGGCTGGGCAGGCTGGATCGCCGGCGGCACCGCCCTCGTCCTCAAGGCGTGGGAGAGCGACATCGCCGCGCTCGCCACCGCCCGAGACAAGGCCGGTAGCGACCGGTGACCATCGGCGGCGCGCTGCTCCGCGGCAGCCTCGAGGACACCAACACGCCGCTCACCGCCTCGTCGCTGCTCGATTGGGTGGGCGGAGGCCCGACGGCCGCCGGCGTCCGAGTCACCGAGCGCCGGGTCTACGGGCTCCCCGCCTACTACCGGGCGATCGCCGTCACCGCCGGCACCCTCGCCGGGCTGCCCGTCAAGGTCTACCGAGCGGGCACGCGGGAGCGGGTCCACCAGCAGACCGTCATCGACAACCCCAACCCGCGCCAGACCCCCTTCGAGTTCCGATTCAGCCTGTACGCCAACGCCCTCTCCTGGGGCAACGGCTTCGCCTTCAAGATCCGCAACGCGGCCGACGTCGTCACCGAGACCTGGCTGATCCACCCCTCCCGAGTCGACGTCATCGAGGTCCACCCGACGCCCGCCAACCCCGCCGGGAAGCTGTTCCGCGTCACCTTCTTCGATGGGGTGAGCGGGCTCTTCACACCGTGGGACGTCTTCCACCTGCCCTACATGAGCCTCGACGGCGTCTCGGGCATCCGGCCGCTCGAGCTATTCCGCCAGCGCCTCGGCATCGCCATCGCAGCGGAGGAGACCGCAGCGGGCTTCTACGGATCCGGCGCCATGGTCTCCGGCATCCTCAGCACGGAACAGGAGCTGACACCCACCGAGGCCGAGGCGCTGAAGCGCCGCTGGAAGGCCAAGGTCTCCGGGCCCCACCGTGCCGGCGACGTCGCCGTCCTCGACCGAGGCGCCAAGTTCGAGAAGGTGGCGCTCCCGCCCGGCGACGCCCAGCTGCTCGAGTCCCAGAAGTTCAGCGTGACCGAGATCGCACGGATGATCGGCACGCCACCGCACCTCGTGATGGACGTCGAGCGGTCGACGTCGTGGGGAACCGGCATCGAGCAGCAGGCGCTCGGCTGGGTCAAGTTCACCCTCGCCACCTGGATCACCGCCAGCGAGCAGCGGTACACCCGCGAGCTCCTGCCGGGCGGCTGGAACCAAGCCGCCTGGTACGCCGAGTCGATCCTCGAGGGCCTGCTCCGAGGCGACAGCAAGGCCCGCGCCGAGTTCTACCGAGTCCTCGTCGGCATCGGCGCCCTCTCGCCCGCCGAGGTCCGAGACAAGGAGAACCTCGAGCCGGTCGACGGCCTCGACTTCTACACCGTCCCGAAGAACATGCAGGTCGTCGACACCGCCGGCGACGACGCCTCCCAGGAGGGCACCGACGATGACCAGACCGACGACCAAGCCTGAGCGCCGCCTCACCCCGCCCGCCGGCCGCGAGCTCCGACTCGCCGAGCTGCGCAACGTCGAGGTGCGGGCCGCCAAGGCCGACGGCGACCCCATCGGTTTCAAGGGCACCGCCAGCGTCTTCAACAAGCCCACCAAGATCGGCGGCCGCTGGGGCTGGTGGGAGCAGATCGACCCCGGCGCGTACGACTCGGCACTCGAGCGAGGCGACGACGCCCGCATGCTGAAGAACCACAACACCGACCTGCCGCTCGCCCGCGTCAGCGCCGGCAACCTCCGCCTCGCGGTGGGCAGCGACGGGCTCGACGTCGACGCCGACATGGTGCCCACGACCTACGCGCAGGACCTGGCCCTCACCCTCGACGCCGGCGTCGTGACGCAGATGTCCTTCGCCTTCAGCCTCGCGGCGGACAAGTGGGAGATCCTCGACGCCGATCAGCCCTGGGGCGGCAAGGAGGGCGACGAGCTTCGCACCCTCCTCGACTTCTCGCTGCTGTGGGAGGTCAGCCCCGTCACCTTCCCCGCCTACGCCGACACCGACGCGCAGCTGAAGTCCTTCGACTCGCTGATGCATGACCTCGGCGTCGACGACGTCGCCGAGCGCCAGCGCCTCGTTGTGGCGCTGCGCAGCGGAGACCCTTCACCCGATCTCGCCGAGCGCCTCCGGGCCGCCGCCATGCGGCTCGACGCTCCGGCAACCCCGCATGCCAGCGGGGCCCCTGACGGCACCGACGACGCCAGCCGGTCCGGCAGCAACCCCAACACCACCCCCTCGGCGCTCGCGCTCCGGCACCTCGCCACCGCGACCGCCATGGCACGAAAGGACGAGGTGTCATGACGACACTGCAGGATCTGCGCAACCAGCGCGCGAGCACCTGGGCCCAGGCCCAGGAGTTCAACGAGCGCCACAAGCAGGGCGAGACGATGAGCGCCGAGGACGAGGCCGCCTGGTCTCGGGCCCTGCGCCAGATGGACGAGCTCGGCACCCAGATCGAGAACCGCGAGCGCAACGACGCGCTCGAGGTCCGCTTCCGCCAGATCGACCAGGAGCAGGCCGAGCGCGAAGCCCAGCGCGGGGCCTCGAGCACCGGTCTGCCCGCGGGCAACGATGGCGCCAGCCTCGACGACTACCGGGCCGCCTTCGAAGGGTTCATCCGCCAGGGCCTCAGCGACCTCGAGCCCGAGGCGCGGGCGCTGATCCAGCAGCGGGCCGTCGACACCCGGGCCCAGGGCACCACCTCCGGGTCCGCCGGCGGCTTCACCGTGCCCGAGGGCTTCTGGGCCAAGGTCACCGAGACCATGAAGTACTACGCCACGGTGGCCCAGTTCGCCGAGGTCCTGACCACCTCGACGGGCGCCAAGATCCCGTGGCCGACCAACAACGACACGTCCAACGAGGGCGCCCTGCTCGACGAGAACACCCAGATCACCGGGCAGGACCTCACGTTCGGGCAGGCCGAGCTCGACGCCTTCATGTACACCAGCCGGCTCGTGCTCGTCAGCTACCAGCTGCTGCAGGACTCGGGCGTCGACATCGAGGGCCTCATCGCCCGGAAGCTGGGGCAGCGCCTCGGCCGGATCACGAACCGGCACTTCACCGTGGGCACCGGCTCGGCTCAGCCCCAGGGTTACACCGTCGGCGCGACGCAGGGCACGATCGCCGACATCAGCGATGGCGAGTGGGCGACCGGCGTGGCCTGGCAGGCGTTCGTCGACCTGATCCACTCGGTCGACGTCGCGTACCGAGGCAACGCCCGCTTCGCTCTCCACGACCTGATCCTGGCCGAGGTCCGGAAGTGGCGCGACGCCGAGAACCGGCCGCTGTGGATCCCGTCGGTCGCCGCCGGCGTGCCCGACACGATCCTCGGCTACCCGTACTTCGTGAACAACTTCCAGGCGTCGACCGCTGCGGCCGGCGACAAGCCCGTCTACTTCGGCAACTTCGAGGACGGGTTCGTCGTGCGCAACGTCACCGGAGGCGCCCTGAAGCGGCTCGAGGAGCGGTACGCCGACTACCTGCAGGTCGGCTTCTTCGGGTTCAGCCGCCACGACTCGGTGGTGCAGGACCCCTCGGCCATCAAGTACCTGGAGATGGCAGCTTGACCCGCCGGGCCCTCAACGAGGAGATCAGCGTGGCCGCGACGCTGATCCCCAACGTGCGCACCGCCACGGTGGCCGGCGTCAGCGTGGACCTGGCCGGTTTCGGCGAGGCGGTGTTCATCGCCCACATCGGGACGATCACCGACGGCACCTTCGCCTTCGACCCCGAGCACAGCGACAACGGCACCGATTGGGAGAACTGCGCCGCCGGCGACCTGTCCGGCGCGTTCACCAACGCCACGTCGGCCGCTGACGACCGGGTGCAGGAGGTCGGCTACGTCGGGAACCGCCGCTACGTCCGCTGCGGACTGACCGCCTCCGGTTCGCCGGCGACAGGCGGTGCCATCGGCATCAGCGTGCTGCGGGCGGCGCCCCGCCTCGCGCCCGTCACCTGATCCACCAGCTGTCCCTGGCTGGGCCCGGTAGCCCGCACGGCCCCGGGCCCGGCCAGGCACAACCACGACCCGAGGAGGCCACGTGGCGAACGTCCGCATGAAGATCCAGATCACCGGCTACCGCAGCGGCAAGGAGTGGCCCGCTCGCGGGGAGCTGCTCGACTGCAGCGCCAGCGAGGCCGAGCACCTCGTGAACGCCGGCTACGCCGAGCACCTCGACGAGGCCGACGTCGACGAGCCCGCGGCGCCGCCCACCGACCCCCCGCCCGCGGCCGACGCACCGCCCGACGGCACGATCCCCGCCGTGATGGCCTGGGTCGCCGGCGACCCCGCTCGCGCCCGCACCGCTCTCGACGCCGAGGTGGCCAAGGGCGACGCGGCGCGCAAGACCCTCATGGCCAACCTCGAGGAGATCGCCACCCAGGGAGGCACCGATGAAACCACGGCCCAGGACCCCCGAGGACCGGGCAACGCGCCCGGAGGACCGGATGGAACGCCCGCCGGCGCCGAGGACCCCGCGGCCGCCGGCACGCCGGCAGACAACCAAGCCGCGGCGCCGGCCGACCCCGAGGCCTGACCGCTGATGCTGGCCACCCTGCCCGACTACGAGGCCCGCTATGGCAACGTCGACGACTCCGGACAGGTCGAGACCCGCCTGGCCGACGCGGCCAGCCTCGTGCGCAGGGTGGCCAAGCTCACGATCTCCACGGCGACGACCGACGAGACCCGCGAGGGCGACGGCTCAACCCTGCTGCAGCTGGACGAGCTGCCGATCGTCGCCGTGGCCGCGGTGCTCGAGGACGGCGTCGCCCTCGCCCCGCCCGCGTGGCGGATCCTCGACGGCGGCCGTACCGGCCAGCTGCGCCGCGAGCACGGTCGCTGGCCCTGCGAACGGCCGATCACCGTCAGCTACACCCACGGCTGGGACCCCGTCCCCGCCGACATCATCGGCCTCGTCTGCTCGATGGTCCACCGGGCCGCACGCCCCGAGGCGCTCGAGGGGATCCAGCAGCAGACCACCGGGGCCCAATCCGTCAGCTACGCCGTGACGTCCGCCGGCGCCACCATCTGGCTCACGCAGGCCGAGGCCGGCCGCCTCACCGACATGAGCGGCCCTGCGGTCGCCTGATGGCCCTCCACAAGCGGTTCCGGACCCACACCCTCACCGTGGAGCGCATCACCCGCACGAGCGACGGCGCCGGCGGCTGGACCGAGGCCTTCGCCTCGATCGGCAACGTGACCGGATCTCTGCAGCCCCTGGGCGTCGCCGAGACCTCCGCCGCCGACCAGCAGCGCGCCGAGGCCCGCTGGGTCTTCTACGTCGACCCCGACGAGGACATCGCCCGGGGCGACGAGCTCGTCGACGTCGTCGACCACCGCTGGCGTGTGCTGGCCGTAGGCGCCTGGGACGCGGCCTCAACAATCGACCACATCCGGGTCGATCTCGAGGAGGTGCAGAGTGGCCGGTAAGAGCGCCCGCGTGAAGCTCTCCTGGGAAGGCAAGCAGGTCGAGGCGCTCACCACGAAAGCCATGGCCGCCGGGCTCAGAGAGGCCGGCAAGGTCGCCCGCAAGGGCATCAAGGCTGAGCTGCGCGGCAAGGGCCCATCGCCCGAGGGCAGCCCCCCCGGGAAGGTCTCCGGCGACCTCTCCCGCGCCATCAGCTACCGGACCAAGACCCGACGTGGGAAGTTCCTCGCCCTCGACGTCGGCGTCATCCGCCCCAACAAGCGAGACCAGAAGTACCCCGGCGAGATGTACGCCAAGGCGCTGCGCCTCGCCCGCGGGTTCGTCGGCCGAGACCGCAAGGGACGCGTCTACTCGCAGCGCGGCCGCCCGTTCGTCGACCCGTACGTGAACCGCAACCGGTCCAAGCTCGCCGACATCGTGGCGTCGACCGCCTCGACCTGGTTGCCCAAGGCCAAGAAGGGCTGACCCCGTGACGCACTACTGCCCCGCATGCGGTGAGTTCAGCTACCACCCAAGCAACGCACGCCCGTGGGCGCTGCGCTGCGGCGCGTGCGGCGCCACGAGTCCGCAGCACCCGCACCCGCCGGAACCCGCCACAGGCGACGAGGCGCCCGCACAGCCGCCGCCCGAGGACAGCGGGAGCGACGCCGGCCCGGAGGGCACCCCGTGATCTGGCTGGCCCTCCTCCTCGTCGCCGGCGCCCTCGTAGCGCTCACCGTCTGGTACGGCCGGCGCATCGCCGAGCTCGAGCAGGCGCTCGAGGACCTCGCCGCGCTGCAGGCCGAGGAGGACGCGGCGCCGCCCGCCTTCACTCAGCCGGCATGGAAGGACGGTTCGTGACGCTCTCGGCCGAGATCCAGGCACGCCTAGCCGGCGACGCCACCTTCGCCGCCATGCTCGCCAGCTACCGGGGCGAGCCCGCGGTGGTCGTCGGCGACGAGGGGACCATCCCCGAGGACATCAAGCCCCCGTTCGTGGTGATCCACGGCAGCGACCAGGACTTCGCCTCCGACACGAAAGACCGCGACGGCCGCGAGGTCCTGCGCCCCATCCGGGTCTACACCGATGCGACCGGCTCCACGCTCGAGGTCGAGGCGATCGCCGAGCGAGCCCGGGCACTGCTCCACCGCCAGCCCGACGGCCTCGCGCCTGGCGCCTACGTCGCCGAGTGCGAGGGCCCCACGGTCGCCCCGACCGACAAGTCGTTCTACGGCCGCCAGCTCCTCCTGCGGCTCACCTCTCTGGCCCCCAGCTAGAGCACCCGCCCCGATCGTGGGGCACCCCCAACCCAACGCCCGGGCCCTCGTCCGGGCCTTCGGCGCGCCCCCCGAGGAGGCACCCCCATGGCGATCAACGGCTCATCCGTCCTGATCTCCGTCCTGACCTCAACTGGCCCGGACGTCTTCAGCGTGATCCCTTGCCAGGTTTCTGGCGAGTACTCGCTGAGCGTCGAGGCGATGGACACGAGCTGCAAGGACAGCCCCGACGCCCAGAACCTGCCGGGCTCCCGCGAGCGGACCATCAGCGTCGAGACGATGCCGTCCGCCTGGCCCGAGCTCAACATCTCGCCCGCCGGCGTCGAGCAGATCATCCGCGACGCCGCCGAGACCGGCACGCAGGTCGACGGCCGGATCGTCGTCGGCGGCGCGGCCGTCGAGGAGTTCACGGCGACGATCACGAGCTACAGCCTCTCGGCGGGCCGCGAGGAGGCGGTCACCCTGTCGATGGAGCTGCAGATCTCCGGCGCTCTCGCACCGGTCGCCGCCTGATGGCGATGCCGTCGATGACCGCCGTCGCGGTCAACCCGCTCGAGGGGCAGGTGAAGATCCCGCTCGGCGACACCTACGTCGTCGGGCGGCTCGCCTCGCGTGCCATGCGCTGGGTCGAGGAGTCGACCGGCAAGTCGATCGACGACATCTACGCCAACTTCGTCCGCCGGGCCCAGCTGGCCGAGAAAGGAGGCGGGGTGATTCCGGGGTTCCCCGTGGCCGTGGCCGCCACCGTGCTCTGGGCCGCGGTCGAGCACGAGCGACGACACCAGGGCCTCCCCGGGCCCGAGTGGACCATCGACGACGCCGACGTCGTGATCGACACGGTCGGCCTCGATGACGCCTACAACCTGTGCGTCCTGCTCATCCAGCTATCGGCCCCGTTCAAGAAGCGCTCCGAGGAGATCGAGCGCGCCGCCGAGGAGGCCGGCGAGGAGTCCCCTTTGGCGGAGGCTCGGAGGGTGGCCGCTGGGATTGGGACGCCTACGTCGCCGGCGCCCTCCGGGCAGGAATCAGCCACCGAGACCTCTGGGGTCTGACGCCCCGACAGGTCGACGCACTCGTCGACGCCGCCGTCGACCGCCAGCGCCACGAGCTCGATCGAGACCTCTCGCTCGCCTGGCACACCGCAGCGTTCCGACGAGCCAAGCGCCTCCGGCCGCTGAAGTCGTACCTCGCCCGCCGAGGCCGTCTCGGCGACCCGCCCCCGCCTCCCAGCGCCGCCGAGCGGGCCCAGCTGATCGACGCCGCACAGAAGTGGGCAGACGAGCTCAACAACCGCCCGAGGAGGTGACGCCCCGTGTCCGAGATCGGTAGCGCAACCTTCGGCCTCGTCGTCGGCCTCGGGCGGTTCCGCAGGGAGCTGGGCCAGGCCGAGAAGGAGGCCGACAAGTCCGGCGAGGAGATCGGCGACGAGCTCGTCGACGGCGCCACCACCAAGGTCGAGAAGGGCTCCGGCCGGCTCACCAGCGCGCTGACCGCCATCGGCGTCGCCGGCGGCGCCGCGCTCGGGCTCGCGTTCGCTGAGACGCTCGACATCGGTGCCGCCGAGGACAAGCTCGCCGCGTCCCTGGGCCTCACCGGGGCGGCCGCCGAGCGGGCTGGCGACACCGCCGGCCGGCTCTACGCCGACGCCTACGGCGAAAGCATCGAGCAGGTGAACAGCGCGGTCGCCTCCGTGCTGTCCACCCTCGGCGACTTCGCCAAGACCGACGCCGACCTCGAGCGCCTCAGCCAGCACGCCCTGAACTTCGCCCACGTCTTCGACCAGGACGTCGCCCAGGCCGTCGGCAACGCCGGCGTCCTCATCAACAGCGGCCTCGCCCGCGACGCCGACGAGGCCTTCGACCTTCTCACCGCGAGCATGCAGCGGGTCCCCGTCTCGGTGCGCGACGAGCTCATGGAGGCGACCAACGAGTACTCGCAGTTCTTCGCCGGGCTCGGCCTCGATGGCCAGCAGGCGATGGGCATCCTCGTGGAGGCCAGCAAGGGCGGCACCTACCAGCTGGACAAGGTCGGCGACGCCCTCAAGGAGCTGCGCATCCGGGCGACGGACATGAGCGCCGGCACCGTCGCCGCGTACGACACCCTCGGCCTCAACGCCGAGGAGATGACCGCCAAGCTCCTCACCGGTGGCGCGGACGCCAAGTCGGCCTTCGACCAGATCGTCGCCGGGCTCAGCGGTATCGAGGACCCCGCCACCAAGGCCAACACCGCCATCGCCCTGTTCGGCACGCCCTTCGAGGACATCTCCGGCGACGCCGCCAAGACCGACGAGCTGCTCCGCACGCTCGCCACCGGCGGCATGGCCGACGTCGCCGGCGCCGCCACCACGATGGGCGAGACCGTCAACGACAACGCGGCCACGGAGGTCGAGGAATTCCGGCGCGGCGCCCTGTTGCGCCTGACCAACTTCATCGGCAACACCGCCATCCCCAAGATGCGCGGCCTCGTCGACTGGTTCGGGCGCAACGAGGACGCGGCGCTCGCCGCCAAGGTCGTCCTCGCCGGCGTCGCCGCAGCGGTCGCTACGCACTACACCGTGATGGCCACGAAGGCCGTGTACGCCTCCGCCAAGACCGCCGCATCTATGGGCCTCATGGCGGCCAAGTGGGCGTGGATGGGCATCCAGGCTCTGGCGCACGCGGCGAAGATCGCGCTCGCGTGGCTGATCTCCCTCGGCCCGATCGCCCTGGTGATCGCCGCGGTGGTCGGCCTCGTCGCGCTGATCATCATCCACTTCGACACCATCAAGCGCTGGATCGGCCAGGCCTGGGAGTGGGTCAAGGAAAAGACCGGGCAGGCCTGGGAGTGGGTGAAGACCAAGGTGGGCCAGGCCGCCCAGTTCATCACCGACCTCTTCCTCAACTGGACCCTCGTCGGCCGGATCGTGAAGCACTGGGACACGATCAAGTCGGCCGCCGGCGCCGCCTGGGACTGGATCACCGGAAAGGTCCAAGGCGTCATCAGCTGGTTCACCGGCGTGCCCGGCGCCCTCGCCAGCGCGGCCTCGGGCATGTGGGACTGGATCACCTCGAGCTTCAAGTCGGCGCTCAACTCGGTGATCGGCGTGTGGAACAACTTCTCGATCCCGTCGATCACCATCGGCGGCTGGAACCCGCCCGGCCCGGGCCCGTCCTTCCCCTCGTTCTCCACGCCCACCATCAACACCCCGAACATCGCCTACCTCGAGCACGGCGGCAGCGTCCTCTCCCAGGGCGCGGCGTGGGTCGGCGAGGCAGGCCCCGAGCTGCTCGAGCTCCCCCGAGGCGCCCGCGTCACCCCGCTCGACCGCGTGGGCTCCGACGCCGACCGGGGCGCCGGCGGACACGAGATCATCAAGCTCTACATCGACGGCCGCCAGGTGACCGAAGTCGTCCGCGACCGGATGACCGACATCCGCAGACGCAACGGCCGACCTTCGCTCGCGGGGACCTTCTGACGGTGGCGGACATGCCCGGCATGCGAGTCGAGGTCGCGCTCGAGGTGCCCCCGAGGCAGCGGCCCGCCACGAACCTGCTCACGCTCAATCAGGCGTCGATCGAGACGAGCGCCGCCGGCTGGTTCTACATGCCCGGGAGCCCGAACCTCCTCGAGCGGTCCGACGACCTCGCCTCGGACGGCGAATGGTCGCTCAAGCTCACGTCGACCCCGGGCGGCTCGTTCTGGTTTGCCGACGCGCGGATCACTGATCCGGGCCAGGTCGTGGTCTGGGACTACGGCAGCGGGCCGCTGCAGACCGGCTTCGTCGTCAGCCCGGGCGAGTTCTACTGCGCCACCGCAGACGTCCGGGCGAGCGCCGGCACCTCCGGCTTCGCGTTCGTATCGCTCGTCTTCTACGAGACGATCCCCAACGGGACCTTCGAGTTCATCGACGGCACGTGGCAGCCGATCCTTCCCGGCGCCTGGACACAGGTCCGGACGATCGCCGAGGCGCCCGCCAGCGCCGGCTGGGCGACGATGCGCGTCGTCACCACCAACCACGCCGGCCCCATGTACACCGACCGGATGGGTCTGCTCGAGGGCGGTGCCGGATGGGTGCGCCCAGGCGGACAGCCCTGGACAAGGATCGACCAGACAGACGATCCGCTCCACGCGTCCCCTCTGCGTGCGCTCACCACAACCCGCGGCGCCCGAATGAAGATCGCCGAGGTCGAGGCTGGCGAGGCGATCGGCAGCTTCGACAACCGGCACCGGGCGCTCGACCCCAACAACCCGGTCTCGCCGTGGGCGCCCCACCTCAAGTTGCGCCGGCGGATCCGGTACGTCGCCGAGACGCCCGAGGGCGACCGGCCCGTCTTCACGGGATTCATCGACCGGCTGCCCCCCGCATGGCATCTCGGCGACGCCACGGTGAACCTGGCCGCGGTCGATCTGCTTGCGCTCCTCGGCAGCGACACGATCACGCACTCGCCGTTCGAGCAGGCGCTGCTCACACAGTGGCCGGCGCCGGCGCACTGGTGGCGGCTCGACGAGGCCGAGGGCCGCACCGCTCGCGACGCCATCGGCACCGACCACGGCACCTGGTCGGCCGACCTGTCGTCCCAGGACCCGCTCCTTCCCTTCGAGGGCGGCCGAGGCAACGAATCGTTCGGCTCCGAGCAAGGCAAGGCGTGGAGGCCAGGCCAGCTGGGCAAGGTCATGACGGTCCCCGGATTCCGAGGCACCGGCTACCCCTTCATGATCGACGCCTGGGTGAGGCTCACCGCTCCACCCGTAGCGATCAATGCCGGAACGAACCTGTGGCCGAACGCCCGCCTCTTCCACCGCCGATCGATCGCCGGGCCCTCCCAAGAGTTCGCCCTCTGGATCCGCTGGGACAACAGCCCCGAGCTGCACGGTCGGCCGTTCGTCCGATGGACCCGCTCGGCCGGCGCACCGTTCGAGCTGGTGAACACGGTCAACCCCGACTCGCCGACGATCGCCGACGGGAACCTGCACCACATCCGCGTCCTCGTCGACGTCGACCCGACCACGGACGAGCCCCGGATCGTGATCTGGGTCGACGGCATCGGAGCGGCCGCGGGCTATCCGGGCATGGCCTGGCCCGAGACACCGATGTTCCCGTCAACGCTGACCCTCGGGCTGCACAACTACGTCTCGAGCGGTCCCGGCTTCGCCGGCGCCGGGATCGTCGGGCACGTCACGTACTGGGAAGGGTTCGACCGCAATCTGCCCGACCCCAGACCGCACGCCCTGATCGACGCAGCCCTCAATGCGTGGCGCGGCGAGACGACCGGCGCCCGCATCGCCCGCGTGCTCGACCTCGTTGGGATCGACCCGGTCGACCGCGACCTCGACGTCGGCACCGAGGTGGTTGGACCCGCCATGTGGAAGGGCTCCGGCGTGCTCGACTACCTGCGCCGGATCGTGGCGACCGAGCAGGGCGCCCTCTTCGTCGACCCCGCCGGGCGGATCAGGTTCCGCAGCCGACCGCCGAACGATCCGCCGGCGACCACCGGCTTCGCTGGGAAGCCCGACCCGCTCGATCCCGCCGTCGTTCCCTACGCCGACCTGACGCCCTCCTACGACCTCGCCCGAATGGTGAACGTCGCCGAGGTCGCCACCGATGGGCCAGCGGAGCCCGAGCGTGTCGAGGACAGCGAGTCGGTCACCGAGTACGGGCCGATCTCGGCGCAGATCGACACCGCCGCCATGGCGGGATCCCAGCTGCGATCCATCGGCTCACGCCTGGTCGCCCGGCACCGGGAGCCGCGCACCGTGATCGAAGGGATCGAACTCGCCGGTCGACGAGACGACGTCCCCGTCGCCGCCACGTTCGACCTCGAGCTCGGCGACGCGGTCGACATCGTCGGGACACCGCCCGGCCCAGGCGACCCGCTCGAGCAGCGATCGCTCGTCGAGCGCATCTCCCACACGTTCGACTACCAGGCCCACGACCACCGCGTCTCGCTCGGCACATCCGAGGTGATCGTGCTCCCCGCCCTGCAGTGGGACACCCCCGGACGCGGCTGGGACCGCAGCGTCTGGCCATGAGGAAGGCACACCAGTGACCCTCTGGACACCACCGTCACACGTAGCCGCCGGCGACGCCTCGAGCTCCCAGTTCAACACCGAGACCGTCGACAACCTGATGCATCTGTGGGAGCGCATCGGACGGGTCGTCACGTTCTCCGGGTCGAAAGCGGTCGCGAACGGAACCGGAACCGCGACCGACGTCGACACCCTCGCGGAGGTGATCGAGAACGGGGACCTCGACTACGGCGTCGCCGCCGGCGTCATCACCCTCAACACCGGTGGCCTGTACCTGGCGATCAACACGGCCTCCTGGGGTACGAGCCTCGCGGGCACCACCCGGCTCGTCTCGATCGTTGGCTCGTCCCTCGGCGCGGCGTGGCTCCCAGTCACGGTGCCCGTTGCGAGCTCAGCCGGGTTCGGCACCGGCGCCAGCGCGGTGCGCGGCGTCGCGATCCCCGCCGGCGAAACGCTGACCGCCCGAGCGCGCCAGGACTCCGGCGGATCGCTCAGCTGCAACGTCCACCTGACCCTCGTCTACCTCGGCCCGATCTAGGAGGCCCCTCTTGACCACCGTCAACGGATCGCTGCGCCTGCCGAACGGCGACCCCGCAACCGGCACCGTCCGCCTCACGCTCGTCGACGTCGACGGCGCCCCGGTGCCCACAGCGTTTCTCCTCGGCAGCGACGAGACCCTGACCGGCACCTCGAGCGCGCCGATCGTCGACGGCGCCTACACGATCGATGTGCCTGCCAACGAGGACATCGTCCCGCCCGACACCCTGTGGGCCCGCTCACACGGCACCGGCCGCGCAGCCTCAACCATCTGGCTCGACGTCCCCACCGGCGACCCCGTCAACGAGGTCGACATCATCGCCCCGCCTACGCCTGGAGCAACCTGATGACCGTCGTCACGGGCACGATCGTCAACCCCGACGGCAGCCCGGCGACCGGCAGCGTAGTGTTGCAACTCGCCGGCGAGAACGGCCGGGCGCTCTCCACCGGGTTCGTCGACGACCAGACGATCGTGGGCGCCTCAACCGCCGAGCTCGACGAGAACGGCGAGTACTCGATCGACGTCCCCGCCACCGCCGACATCAGCCCGACCGGCACCCGCTGGGCGCGCTCGCACGGCAGCGGCCGGTCCGCCACCACGATCTACCTCGACGTCCCCGCCGACGGGCCCGTGTCCGAGGAAGACATCGTCTCCGACCCGCCCGCCTCCGTCGCATCGCCGGCGCTCAGCCTCCATGCTGCCACCACGCTCGAGGACGGCGCCCACGGCCGCATCGTCCGCCCCGTCGTGTCGATCGAGGCCGGGTTCCTCGACCGGCTCGCCGAGCGCAAGGCCGCGGCAGCCAACCGACCGTTCCGCATGATCGGGTTCGGCGACTCGCTCGGCGTCGGCTACTACGCGTCGGACTTCCTCGACAACGGATACATGCGCCTCATCGGCGACGCGCTGCAGGCCGAGCTCGGCGACGGCGGCTCCGGATGGATCAACTCGGCGTGGGCATCGTTCTTCTTCATGCCCGGTGCGTCCGGGCAGTGGGCCACCACGGGAGCGTGGACAGCGGCGCTCGGAGGCCCCGGCTGGGTAACGCAGCGTCCGACCGTCGCCGGGAACGGTGCGACGATCACGACGACCGTGCGGGGCACGACCATCGACATGGTGCAGCGCCGCGGGTCCGGGTTCGGTTCGTGGACCTACAGCATCGACGGCGCCAGCGCGGTCTCGGTGTCCGCAGCGAACGCGACCGCGGACGTGCACACCACGACCGTCACCGGGCTCGCCCCCGGCGACCACCAGGTCGTCATCACCGCCACGACCGGCGACTGCCGGATTGCGGGGATCCGAGGCCGGAACGATGCCGGCGTGTGCCTCGACAACTACAGCATCGGGTCGGCCGCGTACGTGAACCCGACGGCGTCGCTCCACCTCCTGCGCGCGGCCGAGGGCATCTCCGGCGCGACGACCCTCTCGACCACCATCGGCATGCACGACGTCATCGACGTCGCCGTCCTCGGTCTTGGCGTCAACGACGCGCTCGACACCGAGATCGCCACGGCCGGGCTCGAGACCGTCCTGCACACCCTGTGGGACGCCCTGCGCCGCAAGGGCCCCGACGGCGAACCCCCGCTGATCGTGGTGATCCTCCCGCACGTCGGCAAGCACGACGACGCCGACACGTCGCCCGAGTACCCGCGAGTCGCCGCGACGCTCCGCACGTGGGCGTCCTCGATCGGCGCCGCGGTCGTCGACGTCTGGGCCGAGGGCCGGCGCAGCTGGGACTACTTCGACAGCCTCGACGCCTGGGGCGAGCTCAGCCCCGGCAGCCCCGACACCATCCACCTGTCCGACACCGGCCACGAGCTCACCGCAGCGTCGACGATCGACCTCCTCACCGGGAGCGCCTGAGCGCTCCACCCGCCGGCCCGATCCCAGCGCCGAGCTGAGCCGGCCGGCGTGGAGGTCGCCTCCGTCACCCGGGCCTGAGCCCACCCCAACCCCTACAACGAGGAGGCCCCTGTGCCCCTGAATGACGAGTTCGACGCGCCCGCGCGCTGGCACACCGAACCATTCGACCCCGACGTCGACGAGGCCCCCAGCGGCACCGACGACGACTGCACAGGCGAGGACGGCGACCACGATGGCGCATAGCTCCTTCGGTACCGGCTGGCCAGCGTGCGACCGGTCCAAGATCGTCACCCTCGTCCGGGCCGACGGCCTCCGCTTACCCCTGCACCGAGATCTCGTCGAGCTCGCCGCCATCAGCCTCGACGTCGTCGAGGCCCTCGGCTACGACATCCGCCCCGACTGGACCTGGGGCTACGCCTGCAGGGCGGTCGCCGGCACGCGCACCCCCAGCAACCACAGCTGGGGCACCGCGGGGGACATCAACGCCCCGCGCAACCCGCGGCGCGCCCGCGGCCTCCCCATGGTCTCGGACATCCCCGCCAAGGTGATCGCCTTCCTCGAGGGCGTCGGCTGGACCTGGGGCGGCCGCTGGGCCTGGCCCGACCCCATGCACTTCGAGTGGCGAGGCACCGCCGCCGACGCCCGCCGGACGGCCGACAACCTGCGGCGCTTCTTCGCGGCGCAGGGAGGCAAGACCCCGCCGCCGCCCCAGCACGTCGGCAGCCCGCGGCGGCCGGCACCGCGCACCTATCCGGGCCCCTGCCGGATGGGCGACGGGATGCCGCCCGCCAAGGCGAGCTCGACCGTCCGAGTGTGGCAGCAGGTCCTCGTCGAGCGCGGCTACGACCTCAAGGCCGACGGCCAGTTCGGGCAGGCGACCAACCACGTCGTCGTCCACTGGCAGCAGGGCCACGCCCTCAAGCCCGACGGCATCGCCGGCCCCGCTACCTGGCACAGCCTCCTCTACGCCTGATGCTCGCCGAGGCACCGGGGCTGCTCGTCGATTGGGGAGTCGCCGCCGGCGCCCTGACGGCGATCATCGCCCTCCTTGGGCTGCTCTGGCGCGGCGGCGGCAAGATCTTCGCCGAGCTCGTCGACCAGGTCGACGCCCGCGTCGCCAAGCACACCGCCCCGCTCGAGGAGCGCCTCGGCGCCGTTGAGGCCGAGTTCCGGCCCAACGGCGGCGGCAGCCTCCGAGACCAGAGCAACCGGATCGAGGAGCGGGTCGAGGACATCGACGGCCGGCTCGCGACCGTCGAAACGGCGATCACCCTCGACCCTGACGCGCCCGAGCCCGGCTGACCGCCGCCCTCGACCCGGCGCCCACACCCCCGCCCGCGGCACCCGCGGGCGCCCACAGCAAGGAGAACCGCGCATGCGCATCATCCGCTGGCTGCCCGCCGCAGCCCTCACCCTCACAGCCCTCGTGGCGGCCGCAGGGCCCGCCAGCGCCGCCGTAGCGGCCGTCGGCCAGGAGACCGGCACCGAGACCGTCGGCAGCACGCTGACGGTCTCAGCGACGCTCGTGACGATCGTCCTCGGCATCGTCGCCCCACTCGTCACCGGGGCGATCGTCCGCCCGACCAACCCCACCTGGGTCAAGATCCTCCTCGCCGGCGTCGTGGGCATCGTCCTGAACGCCCTGCAGCAGGCGGTGAGGGCCGACGGATCGGCCGTCCTCTCGGGCCCATGGCTCCTGCAGCTGGCCCTCCTGCTCGCCGCCGAGTTCGGCACCTACCACCAGATCTGGCAGCCCCTCGCCGGCGGAGACCTGAACGCCCGCTACGGCCGCGGCGCGATCAACGTGACCTCACGAAGGGCCGCGTAGCCCTCAGCCCTCCAGCCTGCGTTGACGACGAGCCCCCGCACCTCGAGGTGCGGGGGCTCGTTCGCGTCTTGACCGATCGGCCAGCAGGAGTCCGTGGCGGCCGGGGGAAGCTGCCCGTCACGGCCCCTTGCGGGCCTGCTTCACTCAGCGACCACGCCGAGGCAGTCGCCTACGGTGCGGTTGCACGGGCACAATCCGCCGCAACGGGCGCCCGGTACGTCGGACATGCCGACGAACAGGCACCACGCGCCGCAGTCTGCGGAACGCCATGCAGTTCTCCTCCCTCCGGGTTACGCCCGGCACCCGAAGCTGCAGCGCTCGCGTCCACCCGCTATGTTGCGGGCCTCTTGTGAATTCGAGCCCCAGGCTTCGAACACCGGACCGGCCCTCGCCCCAGCGGCGGGGGCCGTTCTTGTTCACCCGATTGCCAACAGAGGGTAGCCGCCATCACTGACAGTGGCGAGGACCCGTGCGCGTGCAACAACCCGCAGGTCCGCCGCTCAGCCGCCGAGGTTCCGCGCCTGAGCCGACGCAGCGAGACAGCCGATCTGGTCGCCGATGATCGGATCGGCCACCGGGTCATCGGCCAGCCCGCTGCTCATCGGGAGCACCGAGTACTCCTGGGCGCCCGACGAGATCGAGTAGAGGTCACCCGAGCCCGGATGCCAGCCCCAAGCGTCGGCCGAGCTCAGCCGTTCACCAGCGGCGCTGTCGAGGTTCGCCACTAGGACCGTCCAGCCGCCGTCGGTCGTGGCGATGAAGGCGTCGGACAGCTGATTGTCAGCGCCGCTGAGCGCCTGCGTGACGGCAGCGATCTGGTCGGGCGTCGCCGGAGTGCAGCCTGCCGGCATGGGCATCGCGGTGACCGGCGGGGCGGGCGGCCCCGCTGTAGTCGTAGTTCCGCCGGCGGCACCTTCATCACCGCTGCAGCTACACGCGAGCGCCAGCGCGAGCCCGCACGCGAGTGCGGACCCTCTACCCCGTCCCCAATGGCCCATGGCCGAGGACCCTACCCGTCACACCTCGCCGGTACGGTTCGGGCGACGGGTCCATGCAATGCGGCCCCCGGTGGTGCGCCGGGGGCCGCGGCGCGCCCAGGCTCAGAACAGCTGGCCCTGAGCGCCCGCCGGAGACCCCGGTGGCGGCGCCTGGCCCTCCATCGGAGCGGCCAGCACCGGGGCGGCCGCCGCCGGCGCAACGGGCCGCAGCGCCCGGAAGCGGCCCGCACAGCGGTGCCACGCGTCCGACGCCAGCGCCTCCACCAGCGCGCCGCACTCCGGGCACTCGAACGTCCTCACCGGCCCTCCCGGTGGCTGGCCTCGATCACGTCCGCCGGCGGGAGCGCGGCCCGGTCGACCGCCCGGGCTTCGCACTCCTCGAGGTTCATCGTGGCGGCCCGGTGCAGCACGCGGGCGAAAGCGAGGTGCCCGTCATCGCCGGCCGGCAGCAGCGGCTCGCGGCGCTGGCGCGGTGGGGGAGAGGCCGCGGCGAGCGGCACACCGGCGGCAGGCCGCCGGTCCATCGCTCGCAGGCCGGCGATCAGCGCCGCCGTTGCTGTGGCACCGAGGACGCATGCGAGGAGCCACGGCAGCATCAGCGGTCACCGCCTTCGCCCAGCATCCGGAACAGCATGTGGGCCGAGACCGCCAGAGCGAGCGGGGGATACCCAGCGAGCCCCCATCGGACAGCGCGCAGCGGCACGAGCTCCGGGTCGACGGCGAGCACGTTGGCCACGAGGCTGCCGCCGATGCCGAGCACGAGGCCGGCAACGGCGAGCGGGTGGGCGTCCTTGTCCTGGCGCCGGTCGGCGATCAGCGAGCAGGTGCATGCGACGGCCAGGCCGTCGATGCCAAGCGGCAGCCACCCCGACAAGGAGCCCATGCCGGCGGTCACCGCCAGGTCCCGGATGTGGATCCACGACACGACGGCGCACACGGCGGCAACGGTGCCGACGGCGGCAACGGTGAGGACCAACAGCGGCAGCGGCGTGCCGGCAGGGCCGCGGGCCGGCTGCCGCCGCCGGGCTGCCGCCGGCTGCCGGGCCGCCGGCTGCGGCTGCCGGGCGGTGCCGTTGAGCGGGCGAGGGATTGCCGTCGGCATCGAGGCGGCATTGCCGCCGGGATTGCCGCGGCGGTCTTCCGCTGCCGGCGAGGCCGGCTCCGCGCCGTCCTCCGTTGCCGGCGGGGCGGGCTGGGCGTCGTCGGCCTTCCGGGCGTCGGCGAGGACGCCGCGCACCCACCGCTCGCTGCGGCCGACCATGGGCCCGAGCTCGGGGCCTGTGAGGACGCGTCCGGACTCCTCCCACAGCTGCAGGGCGAGCGCCCGGGCTTCGGCGGGAGGGAGGCGAGGAGCCTCGGATGGAGGGGTGACGGTCTGCATGGGATGGGTCCCTTCGTGCTCGTGGGTGCTGGGGTCGGGCGGGGGGCGCAACCGGCCCCGCTTCGCCGTCGATCGAGTGGTCAGAATCGGGTCGCTCTAGCACCGAGGGCCGCTAGGTCTAGCGCCCCCGATAGGTCCTCTGACCAGGTGACTAGCGTCTAGCGAGCGGCCGTCGATAGGGCCGTCACCCCCGGTTAGAGAGACCCGTGCTGGGCCGCTAGCCGCTAGTGAGCTGGCGGTCGGACGGCCGCTCGAGCTCCCGCTCAGCGATCGTGTCGAGGAGGTCCTGGCGGGCGACGCCCCGCCGGTTGGCGCCCTCGCCGGTCTCGGTACGGCCCCAGGTCTGGGAGGTCTCGATCCCGAATGACCGCAGGGTGTTGGCGAGGGTGGTGGCCTGCCAACCGTCGTACTGGTCGGGCCACCGCTCGGCGAGGCGGGCGCACAGCACCTCCGACCACACCTTGGCCTCGGCGGGCTCGAACACGTCGAGCAGGTCGTCGAGCAACCGGCGGCGCGGCGTTTCCGGCAGGACGCTCTCGCCGGCAGCCATGCCGGTAAGCAGCCCCGCCTTGGCCCGCGCCTCGCGCGCCCGGTCACAGATCGTCCGCATGACCGGCAGGTCGAGCTCATGCGTGCGCACGGTCAAGGCGCCACCGCCGGTCGCCTGGCTGTCGTCGGCACCGAGGAGGATGCCGACGCCGACGTGCTCCTTCAGGAACTCGGCAGCGTTGAGGCCAGCCCCGTACGTGCCGGCGCCGAGGACGACCTCGGACGACTGCCACGTCATGACCTTCAACGCGAACCGGGTGCCCATCTGATCACGGAGGCCGGCGGGGATCACCTTGGCGTCCGGGCGCTGGGTGGCGAGCACGAGCATGATCCCCGCAGCGGGCCCGACCTTGGCGAGCTCGGTGAGCAGCGCCTCGATCGTGCCGCCGTGCTCCGGGTGCTCGAGATACCGGTGCACCTCGTCGACGCACACCACGGTGAGGGGCATGCCGTAGTGCGGCCGGCGGGTGATCTGAGGCGTGACCTTGCCCTCGGGGCACACGTCGTCGGGCATCTTCCGCATGCGCTCGAACCGCTGGTCCATGTCCTCGACCGCGTCCTGCAGCACACCGACGAGCGCCTCGACGACGGTCTTGCGGGTGCCCGCCGCGTAGAAGTGGGCGACGGCCTCGGTCGCCTGCCAGTCCTTGCCGCCCTTGCCGTCGAACACGATGAGACGGGTGGTCGGGTCGAGGGCGGCAGCGGCGACCACGATGCGGGCCGCGTTCGACTTGCCCATGCGGGGAATCGAGCCGACGAGGAACGAGGTCCACACGAGCGACCACGCGACGCCGCGGCCTCGGGCGTCGACCCCGAACGGGAACGCCTGCCAGAAGTCCCACGTCCTCGCGGTGGCCAGCGGCGTGACCGTCGAGCTGGCCTCGTAGGGATCCCGGTCAGCGATCCACACCACGACCCTCCGAGCCGAGCCTTCGGTGCCGCGCACGCGCTCGAGGAACACCCGGAACTCGTCGATGTTGAGGCCGGAGGCGATCTCGACACGACGCTTGACCGCCGTGTCAGCGGTGACGCCAGCGGGGAGCTCGACCACCGCCCGCACTCCCGGGCCGTCGTGCGCGATGGGGGACAGGAACCGGAGCGGCCCGGGCTTGTCGCCTTCGATGCTGCAGAGCTTCGCCGCAGCGAACGCCTGGACGAGGAGGTCGGGCGTGATCTTCCGGGCGCCCGGCGGCACCGTGGCGTGCTCGATCCACGGCCGGTCCGCCGGCGCCCCGATCCCGCCGAGCCCCGCGATGACGGCCACGGCCACAACGATGCGGGTGAGCGGCGAGTAGGGCGACACCATCACCGCGGCGACCACCGCGGTGATGGCAGCGGGTACGAGGACGGCGACCGCCCAACCCCGGTTGTGGACCCGCCGATCCCGCTGCCGAGACAGGCGACCGTACTCCTTGGTGTCGCGCCGGGCTGCCGTGTCCCACCGGAGCTCCTTGGCCTCGCCGTCGGTCACCCACCGGTACAGGCCGACGACGATGCGAAAGAGGCCGCGCGGCGACCACCGGAGCGCCTGGCCTGCGTACTGCGGCAGCCGCAGGAAGTGAAACGCGGTGACGTGCGCCCAGTGGGCGAGCACACGGCGCACCGCCGCGACAGGGTGACGGACCCACGGCGGCGCGATGGGCGGGCCGGCGTCACGATCGATGACAGGGACCTCGGCGAGGTCGGGGCGCGAGGGCATCAGCGACGCCTCGACGCGCTGGCGAGGCGCCGGCGCGTCCTCGGGCTCGGCGTCGCGGGACACCGGGGCGACACGCCCGGGCACGGCAGGCAGCCGGTCGTCCTTGAGGAGGTCGTCCTCCAGGTAGGCGGCCTTGCCGCGGGCGGACTGCCGGAACCGAGCCACGATGACGTGGCCGCGGCCGAGGCGGGTGCCGCTCATCGGTCCACCGACCTGGCGACGTCGTGGGGGATAGCTTTCCTGGTCGGCATGAGGCTCACTCCTCGTGTCGGGCCCCGGGGCAGTTCACGCTGCGCCGGGGCCACTACGTCTGTGTCGCTTCTTAGACTACCTGGGGGGAGGGGAGCCGTCAGTAGGCTTCGGCTGGTGGGCAGACTGGTCGACCTCGACGACATCACCGACGCCGCTGGGGTGGCCGAGATCTTGGGGCTGTCGCACAGCAACAGCGTGCGCACCTACCGGTCGCGCTACGACGACTTCCCTGAGCCCGTGCTCGACCTCGGCTCGAGCCGCTGCCGAATCTGGCTGCGCTCCGAGATCCGAGCGTGGGCCGAGACGCGACGACGCCCCTCCTGACGTACCATCCGCCGCCATGCGGACGGTCCTGGCAGCGGCGATGATCTCGGCCCTCGCGGCCTGCGGTGGAGGAGGCGGATCGGACGACTCGGCGCCTGAGCGGTCGACCACCACCGTCGAACGCACGACGACCACCCTGTCGCCGACGGACGCCTACCTGGCCGACATCGACCGGACCCTCACGTTCAGCGGCCCCGACAGCAGCGGCCCCGAGGCGTCGCTGGAGCTGGCCGAGTCAATCTGCGGCCTGCTCGACACCGCCGAGGGGGTGGCCGCTGCGGACGCCCCGAACGACAGCCCGATCACCGACGCTGCCGTGAACGCAACCGTAGGCACGATGGCGATCGACACGGCATTCTCCGCAGACACGTCCGACGACGCGGTGGCGGTGGTGCTCCGCGCGGCAGGGGAGCACCTATGCCCCGAGCACGCCGACACGATCGAGGCCGAGCTCGAGCACCGCGGCCTCTGACCGCTGGCGGATGTGGACCGACCGCTTCGAGGGCGGTGGGTCCATGCAAGGGCCTCGGCAATGTGCACGGATGTGCACGCTGGCGTCAGATCGAGGTGATGACCTGGGGCGTCGGACCGCCTCCTAAGCGGTAGGCCCCGTGTTCGAGTCACGGCGAGGGCACCACCCGTCTGACCTGCATTTCCGCAGGTCAGGCGCGGTATACCGGGTGTGTGGCACTGGCCTGGCGAGTCGTGATAAGTCATGATGAGTCGGCTTCTGACACGATCGATTGTGCACCTGAGTGCACGCGCGGGAGGTGCACGTGAGCGTCAAGAAGACCGCGAGAGGCACCTGGCAGGCCCGCTGGCGAGACGTCCACGGCCGCCAACGCGCCCGCACCTTCCCCACCAAGACCGCCGCGGAGGATTTCGAGCGCAACGCCCGCGTCGACACCGGCCGCGGCGTACCCACCGCCCGGCCCCGCTCCATGAGCGTCGGCGACTGGGCCGACCAGTGGCTCACCGGCGCCCACAACCTCCGCCCGAAGACGCGCAAGGTGTACGCCGAGACGATCGCCCGCCTCGGCCCGCTCGAGGACGTCGCCCTCACCCGCCTCACCCCCGCGGCGATCGACGAGTGGCTCGCCGCCCGGGCCGCCGCCGGCGCCGCGGCGTCGAGCGTGCACCGCGACTACCGCACCCTCCGCCGCATGCTCAACGTCGCGCACCAGCGCGGTCACCTCCTCGCCAACCCGATCAGCCAGGTGGCCGCTCCCCTCGTGCCCGCCACCGAGATGAGGTTCCTCGAGGCCGGCGAGCTCGAACGCCTCGCGGGCTCGATCGACGCCCGCTACCGCACGCTCGTCCTCGCCGCCGGCTGGGGCGGCTTCCGCTGGGGCGAGGCCGCGGCGCTGACGATCGGCCGGGTCGACGTCTCGGGCGGCCGCGTGCACGTCGTCGAGCAGCTCTCCACCGATGGCAAGCGCCGCTCCGAACCGAAGACGTCAGCGGGCCGCCGGTGGGTGACTCTGCCCGAGTCGGTGATGGACGAGCTCGCCGAGCACATCGACGGCCGGGCGACGAGCGACCCGGTGTGGACGATGCCCGACGGCGGGCCCCTCGTGCACAACCGCTGGCGCGGCACCGCCGGCCGCCGGGTCAAGGTGAAGGTCAACGGCAAGGACAAGGAACGGTGGGAGGTCAACCCCCGCGGCTACTGGTGCCGCGCCGTCGCCAAGGCCGAGCTCGAACCGCTCCGGTTCCACGACCTGCGCCACACCAGCGTCGGCCTCGCAGTCGCCGCACGCATGCACCCGCGCGTCATCCAGGCCCGCCTCGGCCACGCCAGCATCGAGGTCACGCTCGGCACCTACGGCCACCTCATTGAGGGCATCGACACCACCGCCGCCGCTGACCTCGACCAACTGCGCACCACCGCCCGCCGACTGCGCGCCGTATAGAAAATCGCGCGGGCAGTGACGGTGGTCGTTCGTCACGGCGGTTGACCCTTGGGTCACGTGGCGCCATACTGCGGACGTCTGGTGAGACATTGCCTTGGCCACCGGTCCGGGAGCCGGGCCCCATGGGGTTGGGTCTCCTTGGCAAGGAGCTCAAGACGCGGAGAAGGGACCCCCGGCAAGGGGTCCCTTCTTCATTTGCGGAGGCGGTGGGATTCGAACCCACGTGTCTGGTGAGACAAACCGGGTCTTCAAGCCGGCGCCTTAGTCCACTCGGCCACGCCTCCGCGATCTTGCGTCCGGGATCGTAACTGACCCCCCTTGTAGGGCCGCGGACCCTCCGCGATGCCACCCGGCATCCACCGGCGTGATACTACATCGCTGTAGTTTGGCTGGGGAAGGAACCCCCCGAGGGAGGGACCGGACATGAACAAGACGGACACCAAGGAACTGGTCGTGCGGATCCCCGTGGACCTGCATGCAGAGGTCAAGGAACGGGCGGAGCAGGAGGAACGGTCCATCGCCCAGACCGTTCGGTACGCCCTGCGTCAGTACTTGAGGGCTGACGCGACGCTCGCCTGACGACGCCGCCTGTCGACCATGGGGCCCCCGCAACGGTGCGGGGGCCTCGTCGCGTCCGAGGAACTCGAGCTGCTTGTAGACGTTGGTCTCGCGCCCCTGTCGGACTACCGGCGCGAGCGTCGTTCCCGGTCGATCTCCCGGGCGGCCGCGACGACCTAATCGTCGATCGCAGAGGCGAGCCGGCCCAGCGCCTCGAGGTAGGCGGTGAGCGTGACCCCTCGGCGCGTCGTCATCCGGTCGAGGCCGGCGCGCCTTCCCTCAGGCTCGCTGTCGGAACCGGGCCACCATGACCTGGCCCCGAGGGAGGCGGTTGCCGCTCATCGGGCCCGCGGCGGCCGACCTCGACGGGCTGCGCAGCGAGGCCCGCAAGCTCCGAGCGGTCTGAGCGGAGGCACACCCCAACCCGAGGGATATCACCGAACGAGGTCGTTCCCCTACGGTGTTTTGCCACTAGACGTGTGTCAGTAGTCACGCTAGAAACGAGTAGCGGCAGGACTACAGCGGGAGCGGATGAGTGACGTTGATCGACGGGTCCCCGACAGCGACTCAGACCGAGGACGAGGCTCTGGCGAGCCTGGTGATGGAGCGCCTCGATCGACAGGACCGCCGCCTGGATGACCTCGAAAGCCAGGTCGAGGCAGTCGTCGCTGACGTCGCTCAGCTGCGGGGCACGGCGCCGGCCGTGGCAGCCGCCTTCGACGGCGTGGTCGTCGCCCTCGAGCGCCTGAGAGCCGACTCGTAGATATCGACCAGCATGGCCTGCTCCTGCTTCGACAGGCGCGAGTCGGCCAGCACCGCCGCCCGGACGTCGCCGTCGAGGTCCTCGACGTAGCCCGCCAGGCGCAGGATGTGCCCACGAGGCTGCTCGCATAGCTCGTCGAGCTTGGGCAGCAGGTCGAGGCTGGGCACCCGGTTGCCGTTCTCCCACCGGATCACCGTGGGATCGGCGACCTCGAGACGGTCGGCGATCTCCCGCGTCGTCCACCCATCCGCGCGCAACGAACGGATGGCCGCGCCGACGGCGCGGCCTAGAGCTTCGTCAGGCGCATGTGCCACGACTGCCATCCTGGCACTAGACGTGCCATCCCGCAACACCGTCGCTTCCAAGGTGGAAGGGGTTGCACCGACCTGGCAGTACCAGTACGGTACGGCTCGTGCCAGCAACAACGGAGCAGCCAGACGTGCGGGAACGCTGGGGCGACGAGCTGCGGATCGCTCGCCTGCGCCGGCGTGAGTCGCAAGCGGAAGCCGCGGCGGCCGTCGGCGTCGCCGGCCCCACGGTCCACAAGGCCGAGACCGGGCGAGCCAGCGTCGACATCTACGACCGGCTCGCCCGCTACTACGAGCTCACCCTCGAGCTGGGGCAGCCGGCGTGACCGGCCCCGTCGTGATCCAGAAGCGGGCCGAGGCCCGCGGCGAGGCCGTCCTCTGGACCGGCGACAACGCAGCCGAGATCGTCGCCTGGTCTGAGGGCCACGCCTACGTCGCCGAGGGCGGAACGCTCTACGTCGAGACCAAGAAGCGCGGCGACGTCCCCGCCGACATCGGCGACTGGATCGTCCTCGGCCCGGTCCCCGAGGACTACTACCCCTGCGACCCGCCGGCGTTCGCCGCCGGCTGGGAGGTCATCGGCCTCCGCCTGCCGGGGGAGCGGTCATGAAGCGGTACCTCACCGTCGACGAGGCCGCCGAGTACCTCGGGCTCAGCCGGGCCGCCCTCTACGACCGGGTGCGCCGAGGCCAGATCGACCACATCCGGATGGGCCGGTCCCTCCGGTTCGACATGCAAGACCTCGACCTGATGATGCGCCGCCAGCGCGTCGAGGCCACGAGGGCGGCCTCGTGACCGAGCTGCTGGTGACGGCATGGCTCCTCCTCGCCCTCGCCGTCATCGGCGCCGGCGCCCTCATCACCGACCTGATCTCGGCCTGCGTGGGGGAGCGCGCGGCCGAAGAACCCAGCACGGAACCCGCCGCCGTGCGTGGGTTCAGGCGCCGGGCGGGCGGTGTTCCCCCGCCGCCCGCCCGGGCGCCGCACCCCCTCTAACAGCAAGCGGCCCGAGTCCTCATCGCTTGGACGCAGCGAGGACCCGGGCCACCCGAGACACGGAGAGTACCGAATGAGGCAGGCCACCAAGCTCAACCGCAAGGCGAAGCACATCAGCCACTCGGTCGCCATCGCGATCGTGCAGCGCATGTCTCGCACCGACGGCCGCTACGAGGCCCTCGACGCCCAGCAGCTGAAAGGGATCGCAGCGGTCGTCCGCCAGGACCGCCGCGGCAAGCTCACGCTCGAGGACGTCATCGCCCGGCTGCAGGCCATCTCGAAGATGGGAGCAGAACCCCGATGATCAGCATCCTCGCCGCCGCATGCGCCGGCGCCGCAGCCGGCGCCGGCGCCATGTGGTCCGCCCACCTCCGCTGGGCAGAGGCCCACCACTACCGGCGGGTCCGCCTCGAGGCGACACGAGTGCGAGAGCTGCACGCCACCGCCGACCACGAGCGCCGCCTCCGGCAGCGCGTCGAGCGGCGGCTGGACCGCGCACACGAGGGCATGCTCGACCTCCTCACCCGCCTCGGCGAGACCCGCGCTCGAGGCCAGCGCCAGCGCCAGCCCCGCCCCCAGCCCGCGCGCCGCAACGCGGTGCCCGACTACGGGCCGCACGCCCGATGAGCGCCCACACCCGCCGCGGGCTCGGCCGCATGCTCCCGCAGCCCGGCCCGATCCACAGCACCGTCCGCCTCGTCCTCGCCGGCGTCGCCGGCGGGCTGCTCGTCGACGCCGCCACCGCGACCAACGAGGGCCTCGCCATGGCCCTCCGGGCCGTCGCCGGCTTCGCCATCTTCTGGGTGGCCATCGGCGCGGCCGTAGACCACCTCGCCTGGGCGTCCGACCGCCGTCGGGCCGCCCGGTGGGAGCAGACAGCCAGCGAGCTCGACAGCGCCAACAGCGCCCTCGTGACAGGCGTGCGCGCCTGGCGGGCCCGGGCGATCAACTGGCAGGCCGAGGCCGAGCGCTCCGAGGCCGAGGCCCGGATCGCGATGCTGCACACGCCTCTGGGGCAGACGCTCAGCGAGGTCCACGACCTGCCCGACACCCGGGATCGGCAGCGATGAGACGCTCCGCCGCCCCGGACCCCGACGACCGCAGCTGGCAGGACCTCGCCAACTGCCTCGGCGTCGACCCCGACGTGTTCTTCCCGTTCGACAGCCACGACGAGGACCTCGCAGCGGCCAAGGCCATCTGCGCCGAGTGCTCAGTCCGCAGGCAGTGCCTCGAGTACGCCCTCACGACCCGCCAGGACGCCGGCGTGTGGGGCGGCAAGTCCGAGCGCGAACGACGACGCATCCGCAGGGCCCGTCGCCAGCTGCAGCTGGCCCCGCTCGAGCAGACCAGGAGCAACTGACCGTGATCGACAAGCGCGTCCAGTGGAACGCCCACGACGAACCCGAGGTCGTGATCACCGTCCAAGGGTGGTCCGACGTCATCCGCCTGACCGAGCACCTCGCGGCAGGGCAGGTCGAGTTCGCCACCACCGCCCGCCGCATCTACCACAGCGTCGACAAGCGCCTCGGCCGCCCGCGCCGCCGCCAGCTGGTCGAGCACTTCACCGGGAGGAAGTCGTGGTGCTGACCGTCTCCGAGGCCGCGGCCGTGCTCGACCTGCTGCACTGGCTCGGCGTCACCCCGCCCGACGAGCAGATCGTCGACGACGACCGCGCCGGCTCCGCGCTCGAGCTGCTCACCGACCACGCCGGCAAGACCCTGCGGATCCACCTGCAGCCCGGCGAGGCCCGCCAGGCGATCGCCCAGCAGGCCGCCCGCCACGCCGGCGCCACACCCGAGGCAGCGGGGGAGCGGCTGTGACGATCCTGACGATCGGCGAGGTCCGTACCGCCACCACCGCCCGCATGACCGTCCGGGCCCGCCCGGGCGAGGGCAGCGACGACGTCGAGATCTCCACCCTCCCCGGGATCTGGACCACCCGGGCGCCAGCGGACCTGCGCGCCGCCGCCCGCCTCATGGCCGACGCCGCCGACTGGCTCGACGCCCGGGCCAAGGCCCGAGACGACGACGCCCAGCTGGCCCTCAACCTCGGGCTGCAGCCATGAAGCCCTGCCCGCTCTGCTCGAGCACCGGGCCCTGGTCAACCCAGGCCGAGCGCACCGCTCACATCCGCGCCCACCACACCGCCGACTGCGAGCAGTGCGGCGCGACGGTCAACGCCAGCGGGCTCGACGCCCACAAGCGCATCTTCCACCCCGACCCCGCCCCCGAGCCGCTCGCCGCCGACGTCGACGAGCCCGCGGCACCCGGGCCCGCGCCCGACCAGGACCCCGAGCCCCTCCCGCCAGCGCCGGCCCCCGAGCCCGCGGCACCCGCCACACCGGCACCCGCCGCCCGCAAGGCCGATGTCGAGTGCCCCGAGTGCAAGCAGCGCGTGCGGCCCACCGGGCTCGGCAACCACCGGGCAGGGCACCGCCGGGCGGCCGAGCGCGCCAAGGCCCTGACCCCGCCGCCGCCCGGGCCCACGATCGGCGAGGTCCTCGCCAAGCTGCTCCCCGGCACCGCCGGCGCCGTCCTCGACACCCTCGCCGAGTTCGTCGACCGCCACCAGCCCGACGCCGGCGACGACCGCTGGATCGTCGCCCCGCTCAACGGCACACCCCCGCGGGTGTGCCGCACCGCCGGCGTCGGCCTCGTCGTAGCCCACGAGCGCGGCGCCGCCCTCGTCGTGGCCGTCGGCGACATCTACGCCCACCTCCGCAGCCCCGCCCGAGTCAAGGCGGCAGCCTCGTGAGCAAGCCCCGCCGCCTCAGCCCCGGACAGCGCGCCGTCGAGACCGTGGCGAGCGTGGTCGTGCTCGGCCCACTCGCCCTCGTCGGCGCCGCCCTGATCACCGCCGGCGAGATCGCCGACCGGTGCCCCGACCCGCGGCTCGTCCTCCTCCTCGCCCGCGAGCACCTCGCCGCGCGGCTCCAGAGACCCCGATGACCGCCGACGACGCCCACCTCCTCGAGGAGTCCACGCCCATGCCCGAGCTCAGCCTGACCGCCGCCCGCCGGCGGGCCCTCCTCGTCGTCGCCGAGGGCGACCGGACCGGCAGCCGGGTCCTCCGCACCGATCACACCACCGACCTCGCCACCCGCCCGCTCAGCGTCCACTGGAAGGCCTGCAACTGGCTGGTCACCCATGGGCTCGCCACCGAGGCCGACATCGACGACGTCCGCCTCACTCCAGCCGGCCGCGTGCTCGCCGGCAAGGAGACCGCCCGGGCGAAGGCCAAGCGATGACGGCCACCGAGCGCTGCAGGTCCTGCCGGGAGCCGATCGTCTGGGCCCGCACGCCCGCCGGCAAGCTCATGCCGCTCGACCCGACGCCGACCGAGCAGGGCAACGTCGAGATGGTCGACGGGCTCGCGGTCGTCCACCACCAGCCCACCCTGACCGACACCAACCTCTACATGCCCCACTTCGCCACCTGCCCCGAGGGCGCCACCTGGAGCAGGCGATGAAGGCGCCCGCCCGCTCAGCCCGCGGGGGACTGGCTGTGGGCCTCGTCCGCCGCGGCCATCGCTTCCTCCGCGGTCGCATAGCGGCCCACCACCTGGTGACCGCGGAGGAACGCCTGCCAGTGCTCCTCGGCGGGCCCGAGCTCAGCCCCGACGAACGAGTCGCGGTAGGCGACCACCTGGCCGACGAGCAGCCCGCCTTCGTAGCCGTGCCAGCTCCCGCCCCAGTGCGCCTCACGCCAGTCGAGCGCCACGAGCCCGGAGCGTACGACCTCGAGGCACGGTGCCGCTCCTGCAGCACCGTCCTCGCCCCCGGCCCCGCCGCCGGCGCCCGCCACAGCGACCTGTGCGTGCTCTGCCGCGCCTTCCCCGAGGACACGGCATGACCGACCTCGGCGGGGGAGTCCACGACGACGGCGACGCGTGGGCCGACGCCGGCTACCAGCCCCACCAGCACGGCCCCCACGAGCCCGCAGCAGCCGCCATGCCCCGATGCCCCTGGTGCAGCGCCACCAAGGGCCACGAGCTCAACCAGGGCGCCCTCGGCGGCCTCCTCTGCGGCTCCTGCGGCAACCAGTTCACCTCCGCACCCGACGAGTACGACGCCATGGCCAACCGCCGCGCCCTGTGGCGCGAGGAGACCGCCGGCGACCGTCCCAGATCCGAAAGGAGCGACCGCACGTGAGCTTCCAAGCCGTGTGCTGGGTCCTCGAGCACTCCAAGACCCGCCTCGCTGACAGGCTCGTCCTCCTGGCCATCGCCAACCACGCCGGCACGTCGCCCGTCGACGGCGCGTGGGAGTCGTGGCCCGGCGTCACGCTCATCGCCCGCGAGGCCAACCTCGCCCCCCGGGTGGTCCAGACCAGCCTCTCCCGGCTCGAGGCCGACAGCGTGATCGAGCGCATCATCAACGGCGCCCCGGACGACCGGATCCGAGGCGGCCGCCGCTCGAACCTCTACCGCATCATCACCGAGGGAAGGGGTGAAGCTCGCGTACACCCCATCGGCCCGAGGCCCCTCCCCGCGCCCGATTTCGAAGGGGTGTCGCCTGACGACACCCCTTCCCCCGACCCTGGGGTGCACGCGACGTACACCCCTCCCGCCGCCTGGGGTGAAGCCTCCGGACAGGGTGGGGTGAAGCCTCCCGACACTGAGGGGTGTCGGGAAGCGACACCCAAACAGTCATTGGAACAGTCACTGAAAACACCCCCTCCCTCACGTGAGCCGCGCGGAGTCACCCCCGACGGCGACACGGCCGGGGGGCCAACGATCGATCAGCAGCCGTCCGAGCACCCGCCAGCCGCCAACGCCGAGGGCCGCCGGAAGCGGATCCAAGAAGCCACAACGATCCTCGCCCGCCGCCTCGCGGAGAAGTCCCCCAGCGTCGCCCGCCCCGACCGCTGGATCGGCGCCGTCGCCGAGCGCCTCGCCGACGAACACGCCGAGACCGGACACCGGCTCCTCACCGAGTACCCCGACCTCACCCCGCTCGCCCTCGCCGACCTCCTCGACCGCGGGCCCGACGACGCCGCCGCCCAGCGCGAGCGCCAGCGCCAGGCCGAGGAACAGACCCGCGCCAAGATCCGCGACACCCTCGTCCAGCCCGGGAACCGCCACCGCAACCTCGAGGACGTCCAACGCCTCCGGTCCAGCCTCGGCCTGCCCCACCGGAGCGCCGGATGACCGACCAGCGCATCACCCGGCAGCCACCCCGCCGAACGCTCACCGCCGGCGCGGTCCTCACCCTCGCCGACGTCGCCTACGTCGCCGGGCTCGAGGCCCAGGTGCGCGGCCTCGAGCGACGCCACCGCACAGACCGAGCGGCCACCGCTGCCGCCGTCGAGGTGGCCGCCCGCCTCCGGACCGAGCTCAACCACCTCCGTAACGCGCTCCGCCAACCCCAGGAGACCCCCAGCCCATGACCGCAACCCACGAGGGCCCCGAGCACCCGCCCCTCGACCGCCTCGAGACCGCCGACGTCCGCCCGGGCGACATCGTCCTCGCCACCGTCGCAGCAGCCCACCAGCTGACCGCCCAGGAGGCCCACGCCCTCAAGACTCGCCTCGAGGCGACCTTCCCCGACAACGCCGTCCTCGTCGTCCACCAGGTCGAGCTCATCATCGCCCGCCCCGCAACCCTGGAAGCCCTGCCCGAGTGAACCGCTCCGACCTGCCCGCGGTCGCCCGCACGCTCGCCGAGCTCGGCCAGCTTCTCGCCCGCCCGACCACGACCGCCCGCGGCACCGTGACCGTCGCCGAGGCGGCCCTGGACGCGGCGCGCGAGTTCGCCCCCGGCCAGCAGGCCGCCCGCCTCGAGCCCGCCGGCGGCCGGCGCACCGAGGAGATCGTCTGGCCCGAGGGCGAGACCGAGCGCGTCGACCTGCCCCAGGACCCCGCCGGAGAGCTGGCCATCGCCGGCGACCCGACGCTGCACCTCGCCGGCGACTACCTCGAGCTCATGCGCCAGGCCGACGAGGTCGCCCGCCGGCTCAAGCACACCGTCGACGGACTGCTCCCCCCGCAGCCCGGCACCCTGACGGCCGCCTGCGGCGAGTGCGGCACGCCCCGCCTCGTCACCAAGCGAGGCAACGAGAAGCGCACGAGCGCCGACCTCGCCCTCGAGGGCTGGTGCCGCTCCTGCTACCGCGACGGACAGCGCCACGAGCCCATCACCACCGACCGCCGAGGGAACCGCTACTACCGAGACGTGTGCAAGTGGTGCGGCGGCTTCAAGGCCAAGCACGGCATCGACCCCCCGCTCGAGCTGCTCGAGTACCGCCACCGGTACGGTCGCCTGCCGACGCGGGAGCTCGACCGGGTGATGGCCAAGGCCAAGTCCGCCGCGCCGAGGAGCAAGACAAAGCGCAAGAGACGCAAGGCGTGAGCCCCGAGCGAGGAGCCAGCATGGAGATCAGGCCCAGCAGCGTCCGGCTCGAGGTCGAGCGCGAGATACACGACGTCTCGCTCGACCCGAGATCCGGCCACCCCGAGAGCGCCTCCAGGCGGCAGGTCGCTGGCTCGGCTCGAGCGAGCCTGCGGGCCATGACCACCACCGGCCAGGCGATCAGCCTCGACCTCACCCGAGAGGAGCACGCGCACATCCAGTCCGAGGGGCCCGAGGCGGCCCTGGACCTCCTCGCTGAGGCGCCCGACGACCGGATCATGCTGGGCTGAGGCAGGGCATGACGTGGGGAGGGAGGCAGCCTCCTGCTACCTTCTCGCTCAGATAGATGAGCAGCCGTCCGTCCAGCGGGCGGCTGTTCCGCGTCCCCCGGGGGGCCCATGCCCCGACGCCCCACCCCCCGCCAGTGCCCCCGGTGCGGGGCCCCCACCGCCCCCCACCGTGCGGGGGGCGGGGGCCCGTGCCCGACGCCAGGCTGCGTGCCACGAGGCCAGCGACGCACGCACAAGGTCACCGACACCGCCGCCTGGAAGCGCACGAGCAAGGCGATGATCGCCCACCACCTCGCCACGGTGGGGCCCATCTGCCCGGGCTGGCAACGGCCCGAGCACGAGGTCGACCCCGCCGACCTGACGACCGATCACGTCGTCGCTCGGGCCCGTGGAGGCAGCAGCCAGCCAGTGAATCTGGGCGTGCTCTGCAGGCCATGCAACGGCCGCAAGGCCGACCGCTAACCACGCTCTGCGCGTGCTGGGCGGGGGGGCGGGTCGAAAGTCTGGCGATTCCTGGCGCCTCAACAC